TGGCTACCCCTTGCGCAATAGAAACCTCCGCAATAGCCAGTATTTTCGCCAACTGAGCCATATTCTCGTTATCTCCTGCCGCTTGTTCCAACAAATCAGAAAGATTCCCTGCCAAGACAGAAAGGGATTCACCTTTATTTTGCTGCATCTCCACTTCCTTGTCAATGACCGCCTGCTTTGCATTCAAGTATTCTTGGTCTGCAGCAAGCTGCCTGGCCCGGAATTCGGCATCACTCTCCTCTCCCATCCGTCTCAAGCTGTCTTTCAGTTCAAGCTTCTGCTGTTCCTGCATACGAAGAAGCTCAAGTTCACTATCTCCATTCAATTTAGCTTCTGCCAATTCATTATCCAATCGAAGTTTGAGTGCATCAGCTTGTTTCTTTGCTGTATCATTCTCATGTTGAACGGACAAATCATAAATCTCTTTATTGTACTTCTCCGTAATAGCAAGCTTCATCTGTTCAGTAAGCTCTTTCTGACGGAGTTCTACGTCACGTTGGGCAACAAGTTGCTGCATCTTTAGTTGGTACTCCTGCTCACCTCCAGCTTTTACGGATTCAAGTTGCAGAGAGATTAGTTTCTGCCGGTTCTCCACCTCCTTCATCAGTTGTTCTTCCGATAATTGCTGTAATGCATCATTTTTTTGCTGTTCAAGTGCAATAATCTGATTATTTATAGCTCCACGTGCTTTCGTTGTAAGGTCTTGTTCCTCAATCAAGCGAACACGCAAATCTTCTATTTGACGAGAAAACTGACGTTCTATCTCAATGGATTGTTTCTCTCTACTGTCCTTAACCAGCTTAAGCATTTCATCCTCAGCCTTACGAATTTCTGAAAGTTCTTTTTCTTTTACAACTTTAGCCTTATCTACTGATTCTTTCCGCATCGCATTTATTTTATTCTGGGTTTCCTTATTACGGGTATAGCTCTCCATTTCCTTTTGAGCTACGTCCGAAAAAACTTGAGAGAATTCCTTTAAATCTTTCACTGTACTTTCTGATATACCCAATCGGCTAATAACCTCATCAGCCGTTACTGCCCCTTGTGCCATATCATCAAGCAATTTATTAGCTTCACCAGTAAGTTCTATTTGCCCAAGAAGATTTGCCAATTTCTTTCGGCCAATATCAATGCTTTCCTGCTGAAGTTTATTTTCCATATCGTATGCTTTTGTAGCCGCATCAGTACGCTCTTTCAGGCTTTTTGTAGTATCATCTGCAATGAGCTTCAATCTTTCAATCTCAGAGCGACTTGCCGCACGCTTCATATTAAGCATTGTTTCCGATTTCTCTAACTGTTGCAATGCATCATTCAGTGCCCACGCTTGTTTCGCATCATTTGAAATTTCTTTTCCAATACCGGAAAAACTATCCTTCATATCCTTTGCTGCACCAGAAAAATCACCAGAGAAGAATTTAGCAATAGCTCCACCAAACTTTGCAATCCGGTCTATAATCACATCAATAATTGCCCCAAAAGAGGACATTACATTAGAAAGAAATTCAGTACCTTTTTGCGTTTTAGCCAACCATGCGACCAATGAGCCCAACAAAACAACAATAGCCCCAATACCAGTGGAAATTAGTGCAAGTTTCAACACTTTTAAAGCTGCAGATAACAAATTACTTGTTATAGCCGCTGTTTTTTGAGCACCAGAGAACATATTCGCAGTGACCGTTCCTGCTTTGTACTGGACTGTTATTTTAACCAATTCATCCTTCAAACCACCAACAAATTCCTTTGTACCTCGCAAGACGCTAACGCCACTGCGCAATATGGAAACAAAAGGTACTTGGGCTTCTGTAGCCTGAAGTATCGCATCTTTATAATTACCCACATTCCGATAAAAGCGCTGCGTTTCTTCTTCCGCACCTTTCAGTTCATCGGTAATGGCATTTATCTTATCTTGCAGCTCTTTGCCTTCGCCCCCCTCACGCTCTACACGACTTAATCTGTCATAAGCAGCGGTAAGATTGGAAAGCTCAGCCCGCAACCTAACAAGGCTTCCTTCCATCTCTGTCTGCTCTTTACGTTCATTTTGAATTTGTTTATTCAGTACACGGATGGCATCTGTATATTGTTGGGTAGCAACCCTATTTTCGGTTAATTTAATATTATATTCCTCCCTACTCATACGGCCTTTCTTCAAATCCTCCTTAAGAGTTTGTTCTACTTTTCGAAGTATATCCAACTGCGTACGATACTCTGCTATTTTACGGATAGCATCATCATACTTTACCCGAATTTCCAATATTTTTTCACTTGTATTGTCTTTCATAATTATACCTCCAATTGTAACAATTTACATTCACATATTCCCGTATCTTCTGCCTTAATGGAAATAATGGCATAATATCTACCATATTGGGCCAAGTAAATTGGAACAGTCATATCCAAGTCTCTCAACTCAATATCATTTATTTCTATCTTTTCTGTGATTACTTTAGGCATATAAATGACCTCACTATAACTTTTGTAATAAGAGTTAATCACAGAAGAAAAATCAAGTTCCTCAAATGTTCCTTTCAGAACATCTGCATCATCTGTACAAAGTAAAATTCTTGGCTCCACTTTCTCTAGAGAAGATTTACCATCACTGTCATACTTATATAACTTTATAGACGCAACGCCACCTGCCATATCAGTACCAGCAAATGGAAGCGTAAGAATATCACGCTCTGAATCCAAAGTGTAATCTAATACTTGTAATGCTCCATCATAAGAGCCATTAACCGTAGAGTCTTCTTTGTAACGCAGATAATTCAGCTGTGCGAAATCATTCAGCCTATATTCCAACATATTAGGTTTATTCTCCTTATAAGTAGCAACAACCTTTTTTGTCCAATCATATGCTCTTGTTTCATTTTCTTTAATAGTATCTACAGAAACAAACTCAATGGAATTTGAATCATTCTTACCAGGAACAGCAAAAACACCGAGAATTGCAGCAACAGCTTTAATAAAATCTATCTGTTTTATTTCGGGCAAATTTGCAATAATCGGGAAGTGCCCATATCCTGCATTTATCTCATCATCTATCGAAGGCATCACTTGATCACATATAGCTGTAATGCTAAATGAATTATCCATAGATATACCACCATCATCAATCCACCCTGCGTCAAGTAATCCAAACAAAATCTCCTTACTTTCCTCTAGCGTATCTGTCTCTATATCTGTAAAATCAAAATAGATAGTATAACTATTTGTGTTATGCCTCTCAATCTTGCTATAATCTATAGTTGCAATATCGACTCTTGTATCATCATCCATAATGTAATAAGCAACCAGACATGCTCCATTAGGGTATATAGAAGTGGATACATCAAACGACACATTACCATTCATCAAAATCTTCATATTCGGAGCATTAAGTTTAAAGCCTTGAATATAAATTTTTCCAGAACTACTTTTAAACTTGGTTATAGTCCCATAATAGCTTGAAAACGACTTATCTGCAAAATACAATTTTTCCGGTTCTCCCTTATCAAGACGTCCATGTACATAGTAACTAAACTCTGCATGTAATGCATTTTTTGCAGCATAACTTCTGCTATCATTACGAGTTAATAAGGGTACAAACAATCTACTTAACATAAAAGCGCGATTAGCAGGAAACGTAAAAGTGACACCATTATCTTTCATAATTTGTAACAAAATCCAGGTAACCTTACACCCAGGATGATACCACCCTGTTGTATCTTCCCGCCGTATACCATAGTCTACTTTAGGAATAAAAAAATTACCGGAAGCATCCCCTTCAAAAGAACCTACTTTCCAAAATACATGATAATCTGGAAAATCATCATCAGCAATGACCTCATAATTGTGTCTATCCTTCAAATCACGTAGCGTTTTATTTCCACTTATAATATTTGCAAATCTAGAGACATTACCCCATGAAAGAGCAAATTCAAAAACATCCGATGTAGACAATAAGACCGCAGTTGCGTTATTGAGTATCTCTATCCCGTTACGAAAATAACGAGCATTCAGTTTAATTCTAGGATAAACGATGTCGCATGAAGGTAAATCAGCATGCATGATTGCACACTGATTACGTATAGTATTCGGAAGTTTGATAGTATAAGAATTATTACTTATAATCTTACTCAAATCCGTAAATATATTACTTTTGAAATTGAGCGTTACTTTGGTATCATCATCCAAATCCATCAGTTTATCACCAATGAATAGCATATCGTTTCTCATAAGCTTTGTACTCTTGTTTCTGGTAATATGATTGTTGCTACGAAATCCTGTAATACAGCTCTTGTCTTATTGAAATTACCAACAGATACATTCACCGCCTTCCAGCTATCAACTCCATTCACATTTTTACCTGCATACATATCAACAACGGGTGACAACGCGAGTTGAAACAAGAAGTCAAACGTTTCAGAGTCCACTAAAGGAGCACACACCAACAATGTATTCTCTTCTGTTTTTCTCTGCTTACGTCCTGAACCTCCATGATAGCCATTAACATAGTTATAGTCTTGCATATTATTACGAATGAATTCACCATCATTGGCAATTTGTTTGCTCTCATCACCACGTTTAAACAACCAATAGCAATAAAAGCCATGACGATTTATCCAACGTAAATAAATTCCATCCGTGCATTCATCAACTAAAAGCCTCACATTTGCGGCCACATTCGTCAATGCGTGAAAAGTAAAGTCAAAGGTATTATCGAATACACTTGCTCCCGTACTAGTTCCAGGGAGATTCAAAACAACATCCCTATTCGCATCAATACCCTGCAAAGTAAGATTATACACTTTGCGGTCAGACAATATGATGGACGGCAAAACTTGACCGTCAGCAGTCACACTAACAGTACCGGCCCCCGCAGTGTACATACCGACCGTAAATGGTAAGTTCCTAAACCATGTTAGAATACGGTCACCATTATATCTTTCGCCGACTTTCATTGCGCCCCAAATAATAAAAGTATTAAACTGGAAACTTTCTCCGATAGTGCTATCAGACGTATACATATCCACTTCAACAGAGAACAGACGCCCAAGCTGACTATCTTGTGGAATAGAGGATTGATAGTCAATCTTGCCAAACTCCGTTGCATCAAAAGCCGATTGCATATAGAAAGACAGATCAAAGAAACATGCGGTTTTAAATAATGCACGTTTTTCCTTATATTCCTTTCCGGTAAGTACGTCGGTTATCGTTGCTTCCACCCATGCCCAAGTATATCCACTAATATTTATCACTACCGGATTGAAACAGAAAGATATTTCATCCGGATACTCGATTGTAGTATTTCCTATCTTATGCGTCCTCATTACTATGCAAATTTATATGTTGTACATCGTTCAGAAAAACACCAAACACACGGTCCATAATATCCCGTATCGCTTGTGTAACACTCGTTGAATATATATCCTCATGCGTTCCAGAGTGATAAAGCCTAGTACCCTCATTTGCAATCTTACGAGCTACGAGATAAGCAAACGATTTAGGTTTTTCTACTTGAATCCTCTTATCCACCACCCATTGCTGAATTATTTGCCAAAAACCTTTTGGGATTTTTCCCGGTCCGCGTCCTGTTTCCAGAACTCCAAAAGCCTGTCTACCGAATAAAACACCATGATTATCATCTACTACGACATGCAGGCTCTTGATGGTTCTTCCGCTTGCACGCTGTCCAGCTTGTATATGATTCTCAATGATACGCTGCCGAAGTTTATCCAACTCCTCGTTCAGTATATCTTTAACGTCCTTTCTTCTGTCTTCCATAACTAACACATGGGTACTCCTTGAACCTCTTTCAGTTTCAATTCTATTACTATTCCAGTAACATTTACATCCAGCTTATCATAGAAAACGGAATAAGGGACTTCATCGCTTACCCACTCAAACAGCCCGCTCCTATTCAACTCACGGATAAATTGAACTGCATACCCTTTGCACCTCTCAATAACCTCATCATTCTCCACCCCGTCAAAATCAAACGCCGTCTTGTCTACAAAAGCAATCATGCAATTTGGGCAATCTCTTAACTGAGTCCTTGATATGACGAACTTCCCAGATGCAGGAAGCAGATTTATAATGGCCGGCAATGGCATCTTATCCAGCCGAACGTTGGCGGTCACCCAGTTATCAAATAAATAGGTAACTCCTTCCAGCTTCTCTGCGATAGAAGCGATTTTCCTTTCTACACTTATATTCATTGCTTATTCTGATATATTTCTCGTAATCGACGTTCATAACGTATTTTCTCCGCGTCCATATCAAGACACTTGTACACTCTTACCCATGGAACACTCTCTACCTGCTCATGGTCAGTTATCCCCATACGGGTAGCATAGTAATCCACCAAGCCAAACAACCCGAACGAAAGCTTATCCACTCCGGCACGTCTTTCTTCCGGAGTCGGTACTACGCTCGTAGTTTCAAAAAGCTTGGTAATACGTTCAACCTCCCTGGTTACCCATGTGGAGAATCCCAAAATATCCGCTACCCCACACTTCTCTATCTTATCAATAGACAAACCAAGGACAACACGGCATGGAACCATTATACAATCTATTCCATTGCGTATGGATTGCAGTTCCATCAGCTGACCTATAGTGAGGTCATTCAGAGTCTCCGGAACTCTTACACCTGCGACAAAGTCCGGTTTAGGCAACTTCCCTATCTGATCCAACAGTTCAGCAGCATTGCTCGCCACGTTACTCAATATCAAAAACTCTTTTACTGTCATATCTGTCCTAATTTTGCTTTTGGTCTTTTAGGTATCGGTTTTATACGGAAAAGCATTGCCATTATCAACATGTCGAGGTAATCCGGAGAATGTCCGAGTATATCTTTCATATTCTCCTTGCTGATTATCCCTTTCTTCCGGGTATCGGCATCTATATGGTCTTGCTTCAAGACGGACAATTCTTCCATTATGCGCTCTCTTTGCGCTTCCGTACATATAATTCTTATCTGCCGATTATTTATTAGCTCTGCAAGCTTAAATGCACATTCAGACTTCAGATTGTCGTACTCTGGATTAATAGGTCGGTTACCACCATGAAATTCTTTGATGCCATTCAAATAACTTTCAAGGTAGCTTCCAAGTCCATCACTATCAACGACCATCATGCTACGTGGAATCTTCCACTGTATCATCATGTTTTTAAGGTCCGTCTCAATAGATTTACCCGTGCTATATTCCTGGTCTAACCGGATATAACACACATTGCCTACCCAGTGCCCTCCGACAAAGCGGTCACGTCCTTTCATGGCAAGGTCAGCTGCTCCCGTCGATAATCCTATCGGTTTTACGTGCTCATTTGCGAATAGGTCACAAATAGCATCATAATCACAGAGTGCTGTCGGGTCGTTGTCATACTCCCAATTACCATAGTACAAGCGCTCCTTTGTCACTTTGTCCCTGGTATTACGGAGCGTATCTATGTAGTCCTCGGTAGCGTAGGGATTATCCTGCACCAATGCTTGAATAAAAGCGTATGGGGCTTCCAGCCTGCCTTCTTTCCACGGTTTATAGAACTCACGATAAAGCCAGTTCTTCTTCGGATTGCAAGTGATAAGTATCTTTCCGGATATTCCATACACATCATTCAAGTGCCGTCCTATACGCGTCTTCAAAACCTCAAATGCGAGGTAGTGAACCTGCCCGGCTTCTTCAATCCACCCTCCAGTAAACTCCTTAGAGCCCAATCGCTCATACATCGGGTCTTTGACGGGATAATATGTCAAGTCAAGAAAGATGATTTCCGACCCATTCCCCAAAAGTATACCGTCATTGGTCTGCTTGTAATCAGTGAATCGATGCCACTTTGCCACCTTGTTGAAAGTGACAGAGATAGACTCACGGCTATCTTTCAAATTATTTCGGCCAGCGAACCATCGAGTGCCCGGGAGATAGTAAGCACATTGCATAAGCCATTCACACCCAAGCCATGATTTTCCACCTCCACCAGCGCCACCATAACACAGAAACTTCGTAACATCGTCACGAAGGTAGTTATAGGCTAACCTCTGCTTTATATTGACCTTATATCCCATTACTTGACTTTCTCCGCATCTTCTGTATATGGTAGAAAATTAAATCCTTTGAACTCTTTTCCTGCATTCGTATGGTCCACCTCCTGCTTGTCAACAAGCCCTAACTTTCGGGCAATGATATTCGCATTGAAAGCTCCAACGCACGCTCCCTCAAACTGCTGCGTTTCGATGGTTTCCTCCACGCGTGCGATGACCTCCAAAAAATCTTCATCATTCTTATTTCTACATTCGGAACGAAAAGTGCTCCACCACTTGGAAGAAGCACCTACATAAATACAGAACCCGGTTAGGGAATACGGACGGGAAGTCGGGGAAACTTCTTGTTGTACTTGTTGCTCATTGACTGTCTCCACCTTCTTCCCTTTTTTCCTTTTTACCGGAACAGTCTTTTGAATGGCCTTTTTGGACAACCAGGGATTTTCATCACACCATTGGAAATACTCACATGCCGCCTCCCATAAGAGTTCTGGCGTGGAAAAGAGTTTATCCCTCCCATGCTTGCTCCTTAACATCCAAAATTTATTTCCCGTCGGTGCCGCCATATTATTTCTTCATTCTGATAATCTCTCCACAATGAGGACATGCAAGTTCAATATATTCAGTTCTTTCCTGCTCCAGACCTTCTTCAATACGTTCTGCCTTCTTCCTGAAAGATTCATTCTCTTGGCGATGCATTTCCTCACTGAATTCCTGTTTTGCCGCTTCTGATTGCGACTCTTCCGTGACATAATTGTTTGTCGGAATAAAATTCATGTCAAAACCGAGTAACTGGTCTATGGGTTCAAAAAAGAAGTCTTGCATATCTGCAGGTACATTCATTGTCCTAAGCTCACGTATCAGTTTCTCTTCATCCCATGACGCAAATTCTGATGTCTTATTATCTGCGATACGATACTGACGCGCCTTTTCCTCGTCCAAGTCCACAATGATGCACGGGACCTCTTTATATCCAAGATTCAAAAGGGCAAAATACCGTGTATGACCAACAATGATTTCAAAATTCTTATCCAACACAAGCGGCTGATTGAAACCATATTTCTTTATTGACTCTTCTACCGGCTTAACAGCCTTACTATTGTTCCGGGCATTATTCCAATACGGAATAATCCTATCTATTGCAATGCTCTGTATATCCATAGTTATAATTCCAATGAGTTTGTATGATGAACAATTTCTTTGATGGCTTTGCTGTATTCATAATTCCTGAACATCTTGGCAAAACCGGTAATATGCTTCAGCTTCACAAGCTCCAACGGCTCCATGCCAAGCTTTCTACAAATAACAGCATCCGACTCACCGTTTTTTATCATGTTATAAATGATGTTTGTCATGCCATCAACGGAATGCTTGCCACGGGCACGATTGTGACGGACCGTAGAAGCCATACGGTCGTTGATATCCTTGTCAATGACAACAATGGGAAGACGCCCACTATTGCGCTGGGCAATGTCCTTATACATGCGCGCGATAAGGTTACGATGAAACCCGTCGACAATAATATACTTTTGCTCCTCTTCACTCCAAATCGTAACAATTGGCTGTGTATATCCATCTTCACGAATGGAAGTATAAAGGAGCTGCATCTCCTGCTTTGCCACAGCGTTCGGATTATAGTTGTTCGCCTTCACCATATCCATCGGTACCCAGAGGACACGGTCCACCGGATTGGCCTTTTCAGGAGACAGAGAGAATAAAATCTGTCTTATCTCATTGAAGAAGTTTATTTTATCTGGCGCTTCATCAAGCATCCGGATGATTATTTCTTTTAGTTTTTCCATATTTATACTTTGATTTATGAACCAATAACCTATTATTCAACTTTGTCTGTTCAAAGTCCTCTGTGATGATACCACGGGCAAAGGCGCGATATATATCAACGCGATCGGAATCAGACCAGCCCGCAATCTTATCAACCACCGTATTTAGATTATTGGTAAAAATTACTTTATTCTTGCTCTCAGCTACGATATTGTCTATGAGATATTGCAGATATTCCGGCCAGTCCTTGAAACAGTTGGGATAGTTTCTTACCTCTTCAAAGGCATCCAACAGAAGATGGTTCGTTGTGCCAATATTGGGAATACGCATGTACATGGCATTATAAGCCTTCGGGTCAATCTCTTGCAAGTAAGGAATATTCTGATTACTGTTCTCATGGATAAGAGAAGATACCCTTGCAGAACGCAACGGTTCCTTTGAAAAGATATAGTTGTAGACCTTATTGTATTTCAACCGATTGGAGAAGATGTAATACCATATATCGCGATATGACCAATCATACAAAGGATATATAACAACACCATGGCTACAACGTTTTCCATATGTCATTCCTGGCAAGGTTTCCTTTCCCGTCAATCCAGCACGACGAGCTGGTGACTCTTCAATACGGACACCTCCCAAAGATATATACCCCCCTCCCAAGTGATGATATGCGATGGCATCAAACATATCCTTAAATCTGTCGACTCCATAGACGTTTTCCTTAAAAGAGACATCTTCTTTCTCACGCATCCACACTTTCCCTGGCTCCCAAGGGATAAACCAGTCACCACTGTTCGCATTCCATAACCGGAACGGAATTTGCACCCAAATAGGTTCCACCTCTGGCAATGACATAACATAACGCATATACTCAACAGTATATGTGTACTCACATTCCTGATCAAGAAATATAACCGGCAACTTTTGAATGCCCAATTCACTTGTCACTTCCAAAGTAAGGTGTAATAAGGCAGTACTATCCTTGCCTCCGGAGAAACAAACACCTAATCTGTCCCCCATAGAAAACAACTTCCTTATCCGGTCTTTTGCCGCTTCATATACATTCTGCTCTGAATACAATATCATACGTTCGTCACGATATAATAGTTATCAAACTCCCTTACTTCACAATGAGGAAATCTTTCCTCCAGCTCACTCCTTGAATGACTGTAATGTTCCAGATTACAGCCGGTACGTTTATAAGTTACCGGATGATAATTCTCCTTGTAGAACATGAGGAAAATATTCTTTCCTTCGGGAATATCCGTCAGTGCTTCAATATCAATGTAACTGGCCGAGCCGAACAAAGCTACAATGCTATTGAATGTTGCAAACTTTAAATTGAGCAACTCAAACGGAATACACAAATTATTATACTCCGGATGCTTCTTTCTGAAAACATCAAGCATCTTACTACTTGGGTCAATACCCCAATATTCATCCGGAGACACTTTCAGAATATCAAGGAGTAACCCCGTACCACATCCCACATCCAGAAAAATCCCTGAAACCTCAAAAAGCATTGAGGCAATCTTACGATTCTCCTCAATACTGGCTTTGTCTTTGAACAGAGAATCATAACTCTCTGCAACTGCATCATACTGATTTACTGCGTACATACTTTATTATTTTGATTTACAAAATAAAGATACCGAATAATCCACGAACGGACTATTCGGCATCAAAGAAGTTACTGACACGATTTGGCAGAAGATTTTGCTTTAGCCAGCAATACCTTAAATAAATCCCAACCTTCAATTTAACAATTACACCGTTAATGGTTAACAAGTACATTTACCAGCTAAACCATGTTATAAGATGGCTGAACAAAGGCTCATAATTTGCATAACTTCCACAAAACCTTACCTTTGCAATGTGTTTTTCATAGTATTAGATTAAGGTTAACAAAAAGATTGGCTGTCCGGGAGGATAGCCTTTTTTGTACATATTACAGGCTACATCTCAAAAGCAAGTTGTCTCCAATTTATCCGATTATTTGGAAGACTTTCATTACATATTGTACCAATAAATAAGATATTTTACTCCTACATTATCTTTAAAAATGTTTCCACCATTTGCTAAAGACAATATTTATTTCTACATTTGAATTTTAACGAATCAAACAATATCACTAAATGTAAGAATATGAAAAAGTTTTTATTTGCCATATTGGCATGCACAATTGCACTTGGCTTTACATCATGCAGAGAGAAAAAAGCAAAAGACAAGGTTAAGGATCGTGTAGAAAATGTAAAGGAATCTGTTGAAGACGCACTTGAAGAAGCACAAGAACAGATTGAGGAGGGAGCAGATGATGTGAGGAAAGCCCTGGATGAAGCCGGGGATGAAATTGAAAAAGCAAAAGAAAAACTGGAATAAGAGTTGTAAAAAAGGCCGTCCTAATTTTATACAGTAAAGATCCACCTAATTTAAAAACATTATGAAAAAGATTAATTTACTACTGCTTTTTCTCCTATTGGCCTGCACCTTGCCTGCCCAGGATGGCATTTCCATCTTTATTGGCAGAGCCAACCGCTACGCAGCCGTGGAACTTTCTGATTACAGAAAGCGCCTATGTCTGGAATACAATATTTCAAACCGTTCCTTGGACGATTACTACAGACGCTGTGGAAAAGACTGGGGAAATGTGGGGATTGCACTTGAGGTAGCCAGAACTTCCGGAAAAAAGATGCATGATGTATGCGATTATTACAACCGGTATCAACGTTACGGATGGAACCGTATTCTTGTGGAGATTGGCATAAATCCGGGAAGTGTATATTATACCCCTTTCTATGACAGAGTCCATCACCATAGTGACTGCTGGCATGAATACTATAATTCATACTGTGAGCGCCATGATAAATTTCACCATAAGAAACACAAATATAAAAAACCGAAGAGACACCACAAGAAGCACTATCGATATTACGATGATGATGACGATGATGATGATGATGACGATTGATTTGGCTTTGAAATCCAAGCATTGAAACACTAAAAAAGAGGGGATAAGCATTAAACTATGCCTATCCCCTCTTTTATATCAATGAGATTTCTGTTCCGATATTTTCTTCAAAATCTGTACGCAGCCCCGATGTTGATGACACCCTGATCAAAATCACTGACCAACTGGTACTTAAATTCAAGATTCATGGCCCAATTACGGCTCAATGCAAATTCGGCTCCAACTCCCAAGTTTACACCGAAACGACATTCATTATGATTCCCATCGCCATCCACATGAACATGATCCCCATCCCAGTCAACATCATACATATCAAACATCCAGTTGGACAAAGTCAACCCAAACAGTGGATAAAGCTTGACATTGCTAGCTACCGGACACAGATAATGAAAATTCACGTTCACATCCAGCATGCTTACATTGTCATTTTCAAAAAAATAATTAAGAGAGGGCTCGATACGTATAGGATTGGTTATATTATACTGATACTTGATTCCCAATCCGATACTTTCAATTTCTGTACCATAACCAAGACCGAAACCTATGGCTTGTTTCCCTTTCTGCGCATAAGCA